CGTTGGCGACGTAGAGCGTGTCCGCCACCTGCTGAAATCGGAGGCTGTCGTGTGTGGCACCGGAGAGATAGTCGAACGCACCCGTGGCTACTGTAACCGTCTCAATGCTTCCGTCTACGTTGAACACCTTGACTGAGGTGTCATCCACCGCTACCAAGAAGTCCGCATCGTCGCGGGGCATCGAGACCACCTGCGTCTTCGCGGGGTCCATGGTGATACCATAGTCCGCGATGTGCTCCGTAGGGTATCGCTTGGTGGCACCCTCGGTCGGTAAATACTCCATGTTCAGGGAGTCATCCACCAGGTTCTTCGGGCGGATCGCCTTCGACTGCTGGGAGATGCCGCCCAGAAAGGCAGGGACGGATTGGCGGAAGGTCATCAGATGTTGGGGTAACGGGGAGTTCCGGGGACGTATGAGGAGCCCCGGAGGTGCGGGATGTACGGGTCGTTCAGCATCGAGATATGCCCCGTGTCCGCCTCGCGCTGGTCGAGGACCATCTGGGCGTTCCGCTCCTCGACATAGAGGTTCTGGCGGGGCTCATCAGCA